GGAATCTCCTCAAAAGGGAAATTCGACCGCACTTTTTCTGCCGCTTCTGTGAGTAATTTCGGAATGGATTTCAACGTGTCATCTTCCGATTTTTTCCGGCATTTTTCGTACAGATTTTTCAGCAACCAAAATTCCACTTTTGAGCGATATTGAAATTCGTGCCGATTGAATCGGGCATAACCTAAGAAAGTTTGGTAACGTTGGTATAATTCCGTTTCGTTCGGTAGCCCCAAGGCGTGATAATCTTCACGGCAGAATTGGATAAATTCCCCTACACTTGGCAACCAACCATTCGGCTTTGCACGCATTGCGGACATACCACGCTTGACTTGTTCAATTCGGGTAATACCGTTTTCAGCAAATCCTAAAATCCATTGCTGCTTGATAATTCGCAAACGCTCCGGCGAAAGATTGAGTAACTGAGTGCAACTGGCACAAAGCTGATCGAACAACATGTCAATTAAACGCTCAGCTTGAGCTGAAAAGTTTTGCTGGATTTGATTTTGTGTATTAGGTAAATTTTTCATAGCACTCCCACCCAATCTTCGGGACGATTCCAAGGCAACGCATTTTTTTCTTCAAAACTCATTTTGGAGGATGTGTTCAGCGGTCGCAGTTTTTCATCTCGCCAATCCCAAGTGGCGTTAAAGCCCTGCCAGTTTCGCTCAATGCAAATACTTATCGCCTCACAAATTGAAATCCCCGCCTTGTCCGCTTGTTTCTGCAAGCGGTTCATCTGCGTTTCGCTAATTACGCCCTTCTTGGCTTTACGGTGTGCAATAAAATCTTTGGCAAGCTGACCGGTTACGCCAAACTGCTCAAGCAAAATTTCAGCCTCGCTTTTTTGCGTAGTTTTTTTATTAGGGTTAATTGATGGTTCAATTGACGGTTCTGGGTCAACCTCGTTGACTAGGGGTGGTAAAGCTCCTTGACTAGGGTGGTCAACCTCGTTGACTAGGGGTGGTAAAGCTCCTTGACTAGTCAAAGGCGGCAATTCCTCCCATTTTTCAGAGTGCAAAATGTACAAATTTGAAGAATGCCCTTTTGATGTTTTTCTTTCCTTAATGCTGATATACCCCATTTCAGCCAATTTTTTAGTATGACCAATTGCCGTTTGGCGGGATATTTCACATTGTTGAGCCACTTTTTTGTAGCTTGGATAACAAACACCCTCATCATTGGCATTGTCAGCTAGTTTGATAAGAAGCAGTTTTGTGAGAGGATTGCCGACTTTGGCATTAAATGCCTTGTCCATTAGTTTTATGCTCATGCACCCACCGCCATAAAATATGCTTTATAAACTTTGCCGGTTCGCTCATCGTGAACGAACTCGTCTTCAATCGGATAACCACGCTCTTTTAAATCATAAATACGGGCTGAAAGGCGCATACAACCAAATAGCCTTAATGCTTCAAGGGAGGTGAGCCGTCCACCGTTTTTCATAAATGCCAAAATCCTCGCATTCTGCGATTGACTTGTTTTTTCGTTTGGATTAACATTTTCCATAGATTAAATTTTCCTATTTATCTACTAACCACCGCTGCAACGGTGGTTTTTTATTGCCCTAAATATTATTTTTTCTTACAATCCGAACCATCTTTTTCATTCAGAGGTTCATTATGGATATTTCCGCTATCTTCACTTCCGCCAAAACCACTCTTGACTTGCTCTCCGGTATGGAAAGCAATACTGTTTTGAGTGAGAGGGTTGCCTTGCTCAAGGATCAAATCGAAATACTCCGATATGCTCACGAAGCGACTCAAAAAGAACTGACCGAGACAAAAGAAAAGTGCGCCAAACTTGAGAATGAAGTAGCGGCTTACCGCGTAACTGAACAATTTGTCTTTGAACACGGAGCGGCGTTTAAAAAATCCCCGAGCGGCTACATCAAAGCGGTGTATTGTCCCAATTGTCTTACTGTTGCCGGCGGTAGCATTTTTAGTTTTCCGTTTCAGTGCGGAAACTGTAAATGGCGCAGCATGTTTAAGATTGGCGAGTTTGATCGCATTTTTAATTCGTTGCCGTAAACCCATTGCATCTCCTAAGACAGAACGTTTTTTATTGCCGTTTGTTCAGTAAAATCACGCTCTCAATCGAAAGCTGAGTTGCCGTCAAATGTTTGCCAAGAAGTCGGCGTATTTTGTCCTCTTCGTCAGTGGTAATCTCACCATCTTGTAAAGCCTGTTCTAATACGGCATACAACACGCCACGGGCTGATAATTCGTGGAATTGCAGGCTTGAAATTTCCGCATTGTCTAAGTTCTCCAACTCGACATCAGGCACAAACCGACCGCCCGACAAGCGACAAATCTCATCGGTAAAATCTGTTAAGCCGTACTCTTGCTGAATTGCCAACAATTCCTCATTCGTAAAGCGTTGCCCCTTAGTCTGATACAAACGATTGTTCAACTGAGTTTCATTCAGCCCAAGAAAGCTCGCCACAGCCGATTTACCGCCGGGGCATTTCTCGATCATTTCAATAATTGTTTTCTTCATCGCCATAATTTTTGCCTTGTTTTTATGGTTTTCATTTGGGGGGAATCGGGTAAATTAGTTTTTAACAGGGAAAACATCGTCAAGAGAGACATTCGCACCCAAAGTGTTTAGTGCTGCGATGATTTGTCTCGCTACAGCCAATGATGGCTTACGAGTTCCTGTTTCGTAATTTGCAATTCTTGGTTGACTCCAGCCAATACTGCTCGCCAATTGAGTTTGAGTTACACCAATTTGATTGCGGATTTTTGCAATATTGTTCATATATATTTCCATTTGTAATAAATCTCACACAAATTAAATCACAAAAAGAAATATTTAGCAATTGCAATTTGAAATTATGAAAATATAACGGAACGTATTAAAATAGATTGCAGATAAAACAAGGGGGAAAAATGTCAACAACGTTAGGTGAAAGAATCAAGGCTTACAGGGAACAACTTGGTCTAAGCCAAAAGGAATTAGCTGAACGCAGCAATAAGTTGGACAAAACAAATTCAAACTGGGGACAACCTAGAATAGCTAATTATGAAAAAGGTAATCGAACACCCAATCTTGATGATATAAAAATATTGGGAAAGGTTTTAAACGTAGATCCACAAGTTTTGGCTTTTGATACTAATGTTGAACCAATAAGAATTGTAAAATCATACGAATATCCATTACTAAGCAAGGTGCAAGCTGGATTATGGAGAGGGCTTGATTATCTACAAAATATTGATGAAACTTTTGAATTTTTATCGACAAATACACGAGCCTCCGAAAATGCTTTCTTTTTGCAAATATCCGGTCAGTCAATGGAGACACGCTTTCACGAAGGGGATTTAGTATTAATCGATCCGGATATTGCCCCTACACCGGGAAGATTTGTTGCTGCGGTTAATGGTGATGGTGAAGCAACATTTAAGAAATATAAAGAGCTTGGCACCTTTGATAAATGGGGATCTCCACACTTTGAATTGGTTCCGCTTAACGATGTATTCCCAACATTAAGCTCTCTCAATCAAGAGATACGCATTATAGGTGTAGCCATTGAGCATAGACAGGGCTTGTAACTGAGAGTACACCAAAGCCAGAAGTTGAATCTAAACCCAAGTCAGGAGAAATTATGACAGTAACATTAGAGCAAAAAGAGCAGGCAGAAAAAGAAATTCTTGAAAAGCAACGTGAAATTTCATTTGGTCTTCGAGAATGGTCAATTCAAACTATTCTAGATAAATTTGGGAATGGAGGAGATCCCGATTCTAATTGTGAGTTATTTATTCCTGATTATCAACGAGACTATAAATGGGACAATCGCATCGCCTCTCGATTTATTGAAAGTATTCTACTAACATTACCTATACCTTATATTTATATCGCAGACAGTTTTAATGATGATCCTGATCTTGATGGGCGGGTAGAGATTATTGATGGCTCTCAACGAATTAGAGCTATTTATTATTTTGTAAATAACCAATATGCTTTATCGGAGTTGAAAGAATTAACTAAATTGGAAGGATTTTCTTTTTCTGATTTACCGGCAGGACGCCAGCGGAGATTTTTACGAGAATCCTTACGTATTATGGAGTTAAGATCAGATGATGCAGACTATAAACGAGATTTATTTGAACGTATTAATTCAGGTATTAAACCTTTAATTCCAATGGAACAACGCCGAGGCTCTGAAAGTGCAACTTCAGCTTTCTATACAAAAGTGATTGAACCTTGTTCAAAAAATGAATTATTTAGAACCCTTTCTCCTCTTTCAAAAAGTCGCAGAAGCAATGAAGATTATGCCGAATTAGTTTTACGTTTCTTTGCTTATGGCAATTGTTTAAAAAATTATGGAGGCAATGTGCGAAAATTCCTTGATCAGTATTTTAATGATATGGCAAGTATCCCTGAAGATGCTCTAAATGATAAAGAATATGTCGCAACATTTGAGCAAATAATAAACTTTGTTCAAGAATATTTTCCTTTTGGTTTCAGGAAATCTGCCACCGCTAAGTCGACCTCCAGAACCTTTTTTGAATCTATCGCTTTAGGCTCGTATTTTGCAATTAAAGAAAATGGTGGTACTGAAGGATTAAATACTGAAAATATCTCAGAGTGGTTTAACTCTAATAAATATCGTACGGTAGTAACTAGCGATGCAGCCAATAATACTTCAAAATTAAATGCTCGAATTAATTTTGTAAAAGATAAGCTATTGGGTAATACATAAATGTCACTAGAAGCATTAAAAAACGATTTACGAAAACGAGATGAGGATATAGATAAAATCTATACTCATCTCATTTCACTCCAAGATCCAGAACTTTGTGATATTTTTAAAGCAAACTTGTTCATAATGCTATACAACAAAGTAGAATTTTTCTTTAGAGAATTTATTTTTAGTATTTACGATGAAATACACGATCAAAATATAGCATTTTTTGAATTAAAACCTCACATTCAAACTATTATTTCCGGTTACCTTTTCCCTAAGGATTGTCCAACAAATCAGAAACACCAAACTATCAAAAACTTATTTCAGGATAAAGTAAAATATTATAAGCCTGAAAAAACAGATATTGCCAACGGCAACATTAATGGAGATATGTTTAAAAATATATTGAACGCATACCAAATTACAGGAGTGCGTATTTATTTTCGAGGAGAAATTACACTCCATACACTAAAAAATATTCGTAATCAACTTGCTCATGGGGAAAAGGATTTTAGTGAAATCGGGCGATTATATACCATAGAACAAATAGATAAATTTAAGGAAGAGTTAAAAAATATATTTCTTAATATTCAGGACAAGTTAGAAATATCTCTTAATAATAAATTCTATCTTAATGCTCTACCGCCAAATGGCGCAGTAAACTCAGCCCAATAACTTCACCTAGCCGGACAGGAACAGCATTACCAATCATTCTGCCCACGTCTTTTGTTTGCATTTTGACATCTCTAGGATGAAATTGGTAACCATCAGGAAAAGACTGAAAAATCGCGGCTTCACGCAATGAGATCGCGCGATCTTGCTCTGGATGTCCAAAACGCCCATTACCATAACCATAGCATTGTGTTGTCATAGTTGGACTTGGTTCATCCCAACGCATACGTCCATAAATACTTACATAAGTAGAGCCTGAGTCTTTTTTATGGCAAGCTAAACGGAGTTCTTCAGGCCAATCTTTCCAAGAGCCACCTTGTTTAGATGCTTGGATACGTTTCAGATTTATTTCATTAAGAGATACCGCTCTGTGCAATGGGTCATCTTTATGTTGTTCACCAGCTTTAATTTTCGGCAAATGTCCAATAGCGTCTTTAATACTAATCCAATTTCCCTTATGTGTTGGCTTGATTAATTCAATTGGACCTAGCCGAGAAGCCAACAAAACATGACGGCGACGACGCTGCGGTATTCCATAGTCTGCACATACCACTGTATCAGCCCAAGTGTGATAGCCAAGGATCTCTAATTTTTGTACAAAATCATGATAGACCTGATGTTTAACTACTTCTGGTACATTTTCCATTGTAACAAGTTCAGGCAGATTTCCTTCAATCAAACGTGAGAAGGCATACAACAAGGGCCACTTTTTATCCATAGTTGTATCTTTACCTTGATTGTATTTAGAAAATGGCTGACAAGGAGCACATCCAGCCAATAAACGAATAGTACCTTCTGAATAACGACCAGCAATTTCCGAGTTATCCACCAAGGAAACATCTTTATTGATAAACTCAGCTTGATTATTAAATTCAAAGGCATAACGACATTGTTCCTCAATGTCATAACCTGCTTTTACTTTTATTCCGGCTTTTTGCAAACCAGCGGTCAAACCACCAGCCCCACAAAATAAATCAATTGCTTCAATCATTATTCAGTTACCTCACAATACTATTATATAAATTTTCATTTTAAAAATCGAGTTTTTTATCTGGGAAATCAAAAAAACCGACCGCACTTTTCTCTTCCCACCTATCTTTTGATTAAAAAATAAGCAATCAAACCACTTAATCAAAAATTTATTTCCTTAGAAATCAATCAAATAATAACAAAGTGAAATCTTTTCGTGAAATAAATCACTTTTTGTTATTGACAATAAGATTTCAAATCGTGATAATACCCACATCAAAACAAAACACCCACTAAGGAAATAACATGACAGCTAAACAACTTCTCGAAAACAAAGATTTCTTTTTAATGGCATTGGTAGAAAGCATCAAGCTAATGGCACAGAAAAGCGGCAAAAGCCCTCAAGAGTTATATCGTCTATATCAAAAGCAAGAAAGTGGATTTATGGACGAGCTAACAAAAAATATCAAAGCCTGTGCTGAAATCACCGCCCAAGCCATTACTTAAGAATTTTTACCAAGCCCTTTGAGGAGGGCTTGAATAAAGGTTCTAAACCGCCCGAAAGGGATTGCTCTTTAACAGATTGAATAACACTCTTAATTTTAATTAGGGCGAATTACCCCTAATTAAAATACGCAAGCTAGGCGTGAGTGGCTGAGGTAACAAGCACAATGTTTTTCATTGTTTACCGCATTTTCTTTTAATGCGCAGAAACTGATTCGACCATTACAACGTAATGCAATTTGACGGATTAAGCGGATTATCACATTAAGTGTGGTAAACAATGGAAAAGAGAGAAAAGGGGTCAGAAATGGCAAAAATCATCGTTAGACGTAACGCAAAAAAATACAGCAACAACCCTGAAATCCGCAATGACGGAAAAGCAGGACGGCTCACAAGAATGTTTGAAAAATCCCGAAAAATGACCGCACTTTGGGAAAAGACGATAGTTAAACCAAGTAAGGTTGATAGTGCAATCAACCTTGCCGGCAGAGAAAAGAAAACCGTTGATATTGCCAACTACCACTGCGTAAAAGGCAAAGCAACCACAAACACAGTCCGAGCCAAACAAAAAAGACAAATGGGTTGTCGGGAGTTGGTGAGAATTTAGGGCTTACGATTGAGCCACAAAATAAAGAATCAATCGCTATAGACTTTCGCAGGACATGAAAGTTGGCTCAATGAGTTAGTCACAGCGAGCATAGTCAATGATGACTGTCTGACTTGGGATGACGACCCGACTTCAATTCGTATTTCTTCTTGAGCCTTGCAAGCATAAAGAAAGGCAACCACCCAAAACCGCT